AGGTATTAATGCTGGTAAGATCAGAGCTGTAGGTTCTCATATTGGTGATGGTTCAGTTGTACATACTGGTCTTATACCATTCCTCAAGTTATTCCAAGCAAGTGTGAAGTCTTGTTCACAAGGTGGAGTACGTGGTGGAGCAGCAACAGTTTATCTACCGGTGTGGCATTATGAGTTTGAAGATCTTGTTGTATTAAAGAATAACCGTGGTACAGAAGAGACTCGTGTACGTAACATGGATTATGCCTTCCAATTTAATAAGCTTATGTACGAGAGATTATTAACTGGTGGGAACATTACTTTCTTCTCACCTGATGACGTACCTGGATTATATGATGCATTCTTTGAAGATCAAGATTTATTCCAAGAGTTATATGAAAAGTATGAAAGGTCCCGTAAGATTCGTAAGAAATCTTTACCAGCTCTTGAAGTATTCTCTCAATTCTTGACAGAACGTAAAGAGACAGGACGAATCTATTTACAAAATGTAGATCATGCAAATACACACGGTGCATTCATCGAGAAGCAGGCCCCGATACACCAGTCGAATTTGTGTTGTGAAATTGATTTACCTTCACATGGTTTAGAATCATATGATGATGCAAACAAAGGTGAGATCAGTTTATGTACATTATCTGCAATTAACTGGGGATTAATTAATGATCCGAAGGACTTCGAGAAGTATTGTGAGTTAGCTGTACGTTCTCTTGATGCTTTACTTGATTATCAAAACTATCCTATTGTTGCAGCACAAAGATCAACAATGAATAGAAGACCGTTAGGTGTAGGTATTATTAACTTTGCATACTTCTTAGCAAAGAGAGGTTTAAAATATAATGATGATGCTCTTGCTACAGTTGATGAATACGCAGAAGCATGGTCATATTATCTTATTAAGGCAAGTGCAGATCTTGCAAAAGAGAAGGGAACTTGCTATAAGGTCTTAGAGAGTAAATACGGACATGGTATCTTGCCAATAGACACATATAAAAAAGAGGTTGACGAACTAGTCAAGCACAAAGAAAGAATGCCATGGCAATCATTAAGAAAACAGTTACAAAAATCTGGTATACGTAATAGTACATTAATGGCTATTATGCCAGCTGAAACATCTGCCCAGATTGGTAATGCTACAAATGGTGTAGAACCACCTCGTGCACTTGTATCATACAAGCAATCGAAGGACGGAGTCATGGCACAGGTTGTACCACAAATACACAATCTTAAAAACAAATACGATTTGCTATGGGATCAGCAAGGACCCGAAGGTTACTTAAAGATCATGGCAATCATTCAAAAGTATGTTGACCAGGGTATATCTGTAAATACAAGTTATAACCCAGCTCAATACGAAGACAATAAAGTTCCTATGTCAGAAATGATGAAGGATCTTGTCACATTCTACAAATACGGAGGTAAGCAATTATATTACTTTAATACGAATGATCTAACTAACGAGGATGAATCAACTGAGCTTGATAAGACTCGTGAGGATTTTGCGACACAACAGGAGTATGATGACTATTGTGAGAGTTGTGTATTATAGAGAAAAATATTCTACAGAATCTAGCTTTTGTAGAAAAATTTTATCTTTTTTAATGAACACCGCAAAATAGTTGCATTTAGTATGTACAAAGTATATAAATTATGTTATAATAGTTCCATGTTATCAAGATTAGGTTTGGTATAAATAATTATGGATTTATTAAATTACTTACTATTAGGGGTTATTCTTACCCTCGGGGCCACAGGATTATTATCCTGGGCTATCTTCCCAATTTTCCTTGAACTGAATGATGAGCTAAATGAAAAGTTTAAGGACGAGAACCCTTCGAGATAAGGCTAAACTACTTTTTATAAAACGACATAGGAGAATATATGTTAGATAAAATCACAAGCGGCGTTAGTGCTGCATCGGCTATTGCAATGTCACTAATTGGTTTAGCAATCTTATTGCAAATCGTATTTGGTGGAGCAGTACCTTTCCTTGGCGGTGACGTCATTGGTACGATCATTGGTATAGTCCAACAGCTAGGAGACGCTGGTTTAGTTGGTTTGATTTCTGCAGCGGTTTTGTGGAAGCTACTAACTCATGATGATGCTTAATAACATTCATTCAATAATGAAGTGAGCTAGATAACGACGTAAAGGTAAAAGTAGGAGCACTTAAGACGTGGGTTCAATTCCCACCTCCTCCACCAAATAGATTTAAAATAGATTTATTTAATGGGGGAGACAAGGCATCGATTAGGTAGCAGAGCCGCTTGAGACTCGTCAGCCAACAAAGGCTTAAAAATGAAAATTTAATCGGCAATCAAAACGATTATTTACTAGCTGCTTAACGGCTAGTTGAGGTTTTCTTCCGGAGTTCCTTATCACCCAATACTCCGGATTTTCTTTTATATACATAATACCATGATAAGCATAACGGATCACGCTATTGAAAAATTACAGGTTCTTTTAAAAAGTGAAGCTGGAATGACTCCTAAAAGCTTAAGGGTATTAGTCAAAACTACAGGCTGTTCTGGCCTAGCATATAATTTAGAGTATGCATACTATGCAAACAAAGAAGACATCATACAACAGTTTGATGGCTTTCGTGTTTTTATAGATCCTAAATCATATGTGTATGTAGAAGGATGTGAGATAGACTATAAGTACGAAGGTCTAAATGAAGGATTTGAATTTTATAACCCTAAAGAAAAAGCCAGATGTGGCTGTGGAGAATCATTTACAGTATGAATATATTTTATTTAGATAAAGATGCAAAGACTAGTGCAGAGATGCACCTTGACAAACATTGTAGTAAGATGCTAGTGGAATACGCACAGCTTATGTCTACAGCTCACCGTGTTCTTGACGGTACAGAGTATTATGACAAAAACAAAATTGGTTCAAAGATCAAACGCTGGAGGCATGAGGAAGATGCACTATATAAAGCTTCACATGTTAATCATCCGAGCAATGTGTGGCTTCGTCAAAGTATAAATAATTACGCATTCCTCTATGAGATGTGGTGCCATCTACACGATGAATTTGTTATACGCTATGGCAAAGATCATATGTCATTCGTAAAACTCAAAGAAGTACTAAAGAACCCACCGCGTAATTGTGGTGATAGTCCATTTACACAACCGACACAAGCCATGCCTGACGATGTCAAGCATAGTGATAGCATTACTGCCTATAGAAATTACTATAAGAAGTATAAGCAACATATCGCAGCATGGAAGACGGTTACACCAAGCTGGTATACTGTATGAAAAAAAGCGTATTTAAAATAAACACAAAAGGACACATGGATAAAGATCTATTCTTTGATGAAGGTGTCGACGTAGCAAGATATGATATTGTAAAATATTCACAATTACAAAAACTATATGAAAAGATGTTATCATTTTATTGGACTCCTGATGAGATCGATGTCACAAAAGACAAGATTGATTTTAGTAAGCTAACAAAGAATGAGCAACATATATTTACATCTAATCTCAAAAGACAAATCTTATTAGACTCAGTACAGGGCAGATCACCTGACTTGGCTTTATTGCCACTTGCAAGTAATCCTGAACTTGAGTTACTCATTGAGACGTGGGCATTCTTTGAGACTATTCATTCGAGATCATATACTCACGTGATCAGAAACGTGTATCCTAATCCTTCGAAGGTCTTCGATGAGATTACTTCGATACCAGCAATATCCGAGTGTGGTAATGCAATCTCAGAACATTATGACAACCTGATCAATTATAGAGGCCCTCACGGTAGCTATAAGCATAAAAAGCTGTTATATCTATGTTTAGTTTCTATATACATATTAGAAGGTATAAGATTTTATGTAAGCTTCGCATGTTCATGGGCTTTCGCAGAGCTTAAGCAAATGGAAGGTAATGCAAAGATTATTAAATTAATTGCAAGAGATGAGAACTTACATCTTGCAGCTTCGTTAAATATTATACGTACTCTCTTAAAAGAAGATGAGGATTATGTGAAGATTAAAGAAGAAACTGATGGTCAAGTTCATCAACTATTTGAAGATGCATTAGTACAAGAAGAGGAATGGTGTGATTATCTATTTGGTAACGGTTCAATGATTGGATTAAACGCTGACCTCTTAAAAGAATATGTACGTTGGATTGGTGCAAAGAGAATTAAATCTCTAAATTATCATGTACCATTTTCAGTACATCAGCATAACCCACTTCCATGGACAGAGAAATGGATTAGTGGCGGAGCAGTACAAGTTGCTCCACAAGAAACAGAAATCACATCGTATGTGCTCGGTGGAGTTACACATGATGTCAATAAAAAATCATTCGAGGGATTAAGCTTATGAGTTTAGCAGTAGTATGGAGTAAAAACGGTTGTGTATATTGCACAAAAGCAAAAGACTTTTTAAATAAAAAAGGAATTAATGTAGAAGAGAGAAATGTTGAATCAGGTGAATGGACACTGAGAGAATTACAAGAAGCAGTTCCAGGAGCAAGAGCATTTCCACAAATCTTTATTGATGGCAAATATATTGGTGGCTACGATAAGATGATGTCACATGTTCAAATGGGAGAATTAAGTTTATGATATGCCATGAATGCAATAGTCCAGACTTTGACGTTACTGTTAAAGAAGAATTAGGTTATGACAATAATCCTATAGATCTTGGATTGGAAGTGACGCACTGCCCTTTTTGCGGTGCTAATTTAGAATGGGCCCAACGTGGAGGATATGATGCATCAGAATACGATAACGATGAAGAACGATTGGACGTATAATGGACAAAGATTTACGACTGCTGACATTGGCGATTGGTACGGGTTTGTTTATCGTATCACTAATCTCACTAATGGGATGGACTATATTGGGAGAAAGTATTTTAAAACCGTAAGGAAGTTAAATCCATTAAAAGGATTTAAAAGAAAACGTAAGGTCTCAAAAGAAACTGATTGGCAAGATTATTGGGGTTCAAGTAATAGATTGACCGAAGATATAGAGAAGTTAGGTAAAGAGAACTTCAAACGTGAGATCATTTGTTTGTGTAAGACTCGAGGTGATACAAACTATATGGAAGCGAAGATCCAATTTGATGAGAATGTGTTATTGAATGAGAATAATTATAACGGTATTATTGCTGTAAAGATTGGTGTAGGATCAGTAAAAAATTTAGCTGAAGACTATGTACAAAGCAATAAAAACATGTTATAATATACTTTAAATAATGAATATAGGTAAATTATGGTACTAGTAGACTTTAATGGTTTAGCAATCGGGTCCATCATGGGTCAGTTAAATCGTGGCGAAGAACTCAGTGAAAACTTAGTTAAACACATCATTCTGAATAATCTCAGGATATATCGTAACAAATACAAAGAAGCTGATCATGGTAAAATGGTGATCGCGTGTGATAGTTACTCTTGGCGTAAGGATGTATTCCCGGAGTATAAGGCTGCACGTAAAGCTAATCGTGAATCAGATAAACATGATTGGAAAGAGATCTTTGATTTAATTGAATCTACTCTTAATGACTTACGTGAGAACTTCCCTTATGCTGTTATCAAGATCGATAGTGCAGAAGCTGATGATATTATTGGTGCATTAACTGTACATAAATCTGATTTTGGTGGTGAGGATGTAGTTATTATATCTGCTGATAAAGACTTTATTCAGTTACAACAATACGGTAATGTCACAGAACAATGGTCACCACTATTTAATAAAATGGTTAAAGATGACAATCCTCGTAAATACTTATTCGAACACTTACTCAAAGGTGATTCTGGTGATGGTGTGCCAAATGCTAATTCTCACGATAATGTATTTACTACAGGTTCAAGACAAACACCTATGACACAAAAACAGATAGACAAATACTGGGATAATCGTGATGATCTTGAAATGATTATGAAGCCTAATGTCTATCGTAACTTTATGCGTAATGTACAAATGATTGACTTGACTAATACTCCAGATGGTATTCGTGAAGCAGCTATAAATATGTACGAGAATTACACATATCCACCACGTGGTAATATACTCACGTACTTAATAGAACACCGCATGAAAATGCTTATTGATAATGCATCAGAGTTTTGAGCGAAGACGAACTAAGACAATTCATGGAGTATTTTAAAGATGAGTTACCTGATCCAGAGCATCATCCTCTTAAAGTAATGTGGTTATACAGATGGTGGAAAAGCATTGTTATAAGGAATAGAAATGCCGACATATAAATTTAAAAACAAAACAACTGGTGTTGAGTGGGAAAAGGAAATGAGAATTTCTGAATTAGACGATTACAAAAAAGAAAATAATTGTTCTATTGTAATTGGAGTACCTACTACAATATCAGGTCGTAAATCTTTATGGTCACAGACAGACGATGGTTTCAAAGATCGTATGAAAGAGATTGAGAAAAATGCAGGAAAAATGGGTTTAAAACAAACCGACTACGATAGATAATGTTTAAACATGAACCCATTGATTTAGGTTATAATGACCTAACTACTACAAACAAAGGTGGTAGAAAATATCAAACACCGAATGGTGATTATCCTTCTATAACAACTATACTTGGTAACCTAAGTAAGAAAGCTATTATGGAATGGAGAGAACGTGTAGGTGAAGAAGAAGCCAATCGTATATCTAGACAAGCTGCCGGTAGAGGTACTGCAGTTCACCAAGTCTGTGAAGATTATGTGAACAATAAACCTGATTATGACAAAGATTTAATGCCTAATATCTTGCATGACTTTAAGAGAATTAAGAATATATTAGACACAAGAATAGGTACAGTATACGGACAGGAATTGCCATTGTATTCTGATCATTTAGGAGTTGCAGGTCGAGTTGACTGTGTAGCAGAATTCGATGGTAAACTGTCTATTATAGACTATAAGACAAGTCGTAAGACAAAGAAAAAGGAATGGATCCATTCTTATTTCATGCAAGAATGCTTTTATGCTATTGCATGGGAAGAGAGAACTGGTATTCCTATCACTCAATTAGTAACAATTATCTCTGTGGATGACGCAGAACCGCAAGTATTCATTGAACACCGTGATAACTGGGATAAGGAACTCGTGCAGGTCATACACCAGTACACTTAAACTGGCACACCAATTCGCCGCATCTGGACCAGTAACTTTTTACACAAGCCCTCGTTTTTATGATATAATATAACTATATTAAACAATAAGGATAGACAATGAAAGTAGGAAATAGATCAAAAATCGGTAATAGAGAACAAAGAATGCAAGCTCGTTTTGAGAAGTTAGTTTCTAGAGTTGGTGAACTTGAGAAAGAAAACGCTAGTCTTCAAAGTCAAGTTAATTCTAACAAAGAAGCCTTTGATTGGGCAAGAGTGAAAGCTCATGTGAATAAACTTGTTCTTCAGAATGGAGATCTTAAAAAATTCATTTTAGATAACGATTGTGCTAACGGTATCGATGTTAACGGTAACTTTACACGAGTCTTAACTCAAAACGGTTCAATCAACTTGCTTAAATAAGCACACTATTTCTGTGACTATAAAGTTACACAAGCTATTCAAACTGTGATATAATATTACTATATTAAATAATAAAGGAGTCAAATATGACATCAGCCGAAATACTAGAAAAATACGAATCACCTTCAAGCGAAGCTTCTTTCGCTAAAGGTATCCCAATGAAATATCTTAAACTTATGCAATCATCATTGCTATATTATGATAGCTTAGATGGTGTTAAAGGTTTTAGATGGGTGTTTAGAGGTAAGTCTAAGCCTGGTTTTAAAAGACCACAAGCTTGGTGCCCTAAAGCTCATGCAGATACTTTTGCAATTTACGAAAGGAGTTTATAATGGGACGTTCAAAAGAACTACAAGATTTTATCGATGCTAACCCTGATAAGTTCAGGGTTGTATCACCAGAGGAGACTGCCAAGACTTTGCAAAAGCAAAGCGGCGGTTATTTTAAAGGACAATCAGTAATGGGTCCATCTAAGAAGAAAGGAAAATCATCATGAATATAAAAGAGCATAACGAAAATATGGAATCAATTAGATCATCTTACGACAGCATTATGAAGAGTGGTTACTCTATCATGGGTTGTATGATTCTTTGGATTGGAATTGAAATTGGGATGATGCTATAATGTGGGTTAAAGAATCAAAGCGTAAGACAATTGATAAGTTAGATGGTATTCGTTTACGATCAGCTAGACTATGGTTAGACAAAGATGGTTTCCATCCTTTCCTAGATCAAGATGATCTAACTAAACCTGACTTACAAAAGTCTATGGGATGTGCATATGCCGATCTTCCAAAGGAAGCATGGGATACTATGGACAGATATGATGAAGCATTAGCCAAAGGGAGTATATATGCCACGTGAAATAAAAGATAAAGTAATATTAACTGACTGCGATGGAGTTCTATTAGATTGGGAATTTCACTTTTATCGCTGGTTAGAAAAGACTGAAGGTCTACACAGATTAAGTGATGACTACAACGTTGCAAAAGCAGTTGGTGTCACACAGAAAACTGGTTCAAGGTATGTTAACTTGTTTAACAGATCAGAAGAAATGAAAAGGCTATCACCACTTCGTGATGCTATTAAATATGTCCGCAAGCTTCATGAGGAGCATGGATATATTTTCCATGTCATTACTTCTCAGACTAATTGCAAACTTGCACAAGAATATCGTAAAGAGAACTTGCGCAATGTATTTGGTGATGTGTTCGAAGGGTTTACTATTCTCAACACTGGTCAAGACAAAGATGAAGTCTTACTTAATGATTGGGGTGGATCAGAATGCTGGTGGATAGAAGACAAATCAGCGAACATTAAAATGGGTAACGATGCTGGACTAAACAGTATCTTAATCGATCATGCATGGAACAGAGACAATGAATATGTTTGTGCTCGTGCAAGAACTTGGAAAGACGTTTATAATATAATTGAAGGAGATTTATAATGGTAGTAACAGCTGAAAATAGAGAAGAATACTTCAGATCACAAAATAAATTTTATGTAGCTGGTTGGGTAGCGAATGAACAATGTGAACTACCACAATCTTTACCTGAGTCTTGTAGGGATAACCCTGTTGTTGTCAAGCAATATGAAGATTACATTGCTGGATATGGAGATTGCGTTGCGAATATCGAATGTTTAAGCGCTGAGATTGTATAAATAAGCCTATATCACATAGGATAATTAAATGTCGACGACACAATTGTTTGAGGCGCTTGAAGATAACGTCAAGCGTATGGGTATGATGGGACAGTGGTATCAAAGGTATGACATATCTGAAGCTGCTGAAAAATCAAGAAGAATTATTGATGAATTAAAGAAGGAATTGGACCCACCGTGTGGTATGAGTAGAAAATGAATGGGAGGTAACCATGGCGTTACTGGAAGATATAGTTAATTTTTGTAAGAAAGAATTGAGTATACCTCAAGAGATTTTAGTATCTGTAGAGGTTGAAGATATATCAGAAGATAATGTTAAAGGTTGGACCACTGATTCTGCAGAAGATGATGAGTACGATATTGAGATTGATACAGGTCTTAGTTTCAAAGAAACTATCTTAACTTTGTGCCACGAGATGGTACATGTCCAACAACTTCACGAAAATCGTGAGCTTGATGAAAATGAAGCTTATGAAAAAGAGAGTACGTTGTATAAAAAATATATAAATAACTCTCAGTAGTTAGTCCCTACTCAAAAAAGGATATTTTTGTTTAAATAAAAAGGAAAGTATATGTTTAAAAAACTACTAGTCGCGACGGCGGCAATGGCAGTATCCGCAACTACGTTTGCTGGTATTAGTCTTTCGGGTTTGTATGAGGGTACGCTAGATTCACATGGCACATACTCTCAAGACATTCATACTACGATGAAGGGAACTGCAGGCGCGTCAAGCGTAACCGTTGTTCTTGATAAAGATTTCAGCGTAGATGACATGTGGGTAGAGAGCACAGCTGGTGTTCTTACTCTTAAAATTGGTGACTGGTCAGGAGATGATCCTGATGTAACAAAGATCGGCGTAAGCACTACACTAGGTGCATACACAGTTGGTCTTAGCCAAGTAAGTGGTGGTTCTACTGAGGTAGATGCAAGTGGAACAATTGGTGGTATTGCATTAGCAATGACTAACATCACAAATGAAGCAAGAGAAACTACTGCTTCAATTACATCTGGTGGTGTATCAGCTAAAGTGGTACACAATAAAGTCACAGCAGGACATAACGCTGAAGTTACAGTTGGTACAACTGTTGCTGGCTTAGGTCTTGAAGTAGTTCATGATAGAAATGCTGGAGCAACAAATGACAACGAAGTATCGGTCTCTCGTGCCATTGGTACTCTAGGTACTGTTAAAGGTACTTGGAACAAGACAGATGCAGCGACTCCTGTTACTACAAAGACTGTCGAGTTAACTCGTGGTATTTGGACAGGTTCGTGGTCACAAGTTGATAGCGCAGACGCTACAGTTAAGCTTGAGGCAAAACTATCGTTCTAACTTAGATATGGTACTCTAAGTAACTCGGGGGACTTTCCTTATTAGGTCCCCCATCTTTAAATAATGGAGAAGTCATGGAATATAACAATACAAAACTTATGAGCGAATACTACAAAGATGATGGTAGTGTTGCAAAGATTTATCAAGTAGTAACAGGAATGGATGGAGAACATTCGTTCTTTTCAATAACATACAAAGACCCAGCCGGTAATCGTATTATGCAAGAAGATTTTCCATACAAAGCATTACAATATGTGGAAGATGCTGCAGAAAACTGGACTAAGGGTATCAAATTATTAAAGGGTTAAAAATATGTCAGATTTCGATTTTGGTTTTACTCTTGTAGACGAAGATGAATTAGACGTTGCACAGAAACTAGAAACAACAAAAGCAGCAAGTACATCAACACAAGATAAACTAGACAAATTATACAACGCAATCGGTCCGTTGTTAAACAACTTGAAGGCAAATCCTGAGAAGGAATATATCAAATGGCCTAATCGAGTTGAGAAGGTAGAAGCCTTTGAAGATCATATTCAAAAAATTTATAAAGGCTAGTATGTACAAAGGTCTATATACATGTTATAATATACCTAACACAAACTAAATAGGATTACATTATGGCAAAACGTAAGATGAGTGAAGAGCAACGTAAGGCAGCTGCGGCCAATCTGGCCAAAGCAAGAGCAGCAAAGAAACCTGCTGCATACAAAAGTATCGCACCTAATGTTATTGCATTAGATGACGACCATGGGTTATCTCTAGTCAATGTAAAGAGATATATCAAAGCAACCACAGAAAAAATGGCAGCATTAAGACGTGGTGTTCAAACCGGTGAAAAAGGTGCACTTGCAAAATACGAATCAGCAAGAGTATATAAAAACCATTGCCAAACTTATTTGAGAGAAGGTGTATGGTCACTTGATTTCTATGGTGAGAACGAAGAGAAACCTATTTATTGGTCTACGCTTGTTCCAGCTTATGACAAGGATGGAGTTCAAAAATGAGTGAGGATATAAACAAGAAAGCATTCTCAAACTTAGTTGAAACTTATGTCCGTACTCATAGAGGCTGTGCATACATGGATGCAGTGATTACCGTTTGTGAAGACAACGAGATTGATATTCGCGATAGTAAAAAACTGATCTCAAAGGAAATAGTAGAGCATATAGAGTACGAAGCAAAGAAACTCAATCTACTACAAGGTGGGCATTCACCAGTTTTGCCTGTATGAGAATGACAGGATATGAGGCCTTTACATTACATAACGCAATTAACCTCCACTTTAATGGATCTTACGATTGCTTTAAGTATAATTTTAAAACTAATGTAACTGAAAAGACGTATTGGAAAAGGCCAGATAAATTTCAGTTAACAAAGATTGGTAAAAGGTTTAAGAGTAAAGATGATATTATTATGTACTTTGCTGCACATCAAGTAGCAGGTAATAAGTATAGTGGTGATATGATCAGAGACGAAGAGACTTATACCAAGTTCCTAAAGATTATAGATAGTATGTCTTATGTATTTAGGAATGAGTTAGAACAGATTTCAGATGTAAAGTTTGATGATCTATTGGAAATAGAAGATACATATCCAAGGATAATCCAGCTTCATCTCGAAGGCACGGTTTCATTAGAGACAGTGTGTATAATAAACCGCTTGACTGGGTTTATTGATAGGGCGAAC